AACCGAGCTTGTCAGATGTGAGTTGAAAGAAGAAGTACTAACTTCGCAGTGCGGTGAACAGAACGGGCGAGGGTAAAACCGAGCCGGAACTGGGAAGCGCATTACGAGCTTTGCGTCTTGACCAAGGGTCGTGGATACGCTATCGGAAGGAGGGCCCTAAAGGCCCGTTTGGACTACTGTTCCGGTTGCCGAAAGGCAAGTTCCGGACGGCATGGAATGCCGTTATGGCGTATACTCAGTTAGTGTACTGTGATCCCGAGACATGGGCGACCGAGGAGCAGTTCAATAATTTGACTGCATCTATCACTCGCGAGCCTGTGGATCCGTCAGCCCTATCCGAGGGTCTGGCCATAGTCCATAAATCCCCTCTCCAGGTCCGTGTCCTTGTCGATTCATTGACAGGTGACAGTCTGATTGACTATCAGACGCGGGAAACCAAGAGAGCTCCGATGGTCATTGGTGACAAAACGTCACCAGAACCCAAAACCCTGGTTGACTCATTGCACGTGCTCTGGGAGCGCGTAGTGTGGGCAACCGAAAACTGGGACATCCTCTCAGGCACCGTTAAGGGCCTGGAAGGTTTGGTACGTCCCCACATGGAGATTTGTCTTCGTGATGAGTTGCGGTCAGGTCCTCCGGACTTGAGTGAGCGGCCCAGAATGGGAACGATCAGCCTTATCCAAGAGGGTGGCTATAAGCTGCGTTTTGCAGCGAATCCCCACCGCATCTATCAAGCGGCGTTACAGCCGCTAGGTCGAGCCCTGTTTCGAGCTCTGCGGACGATCCGTCAGGATTGCACGTTTGACCACGATAAAGGGGTTCGGATGGTACGCCAATGGTTAGCTGAGGGGAAACCCGCAGCGAGCATGGATCTGTCTAATGCGACAGATAGAGCTCCATTGGACTTACAGCTCGAGACTCTCTCGCGCTATGGGGTACCAACGAGGTGGCTCCAGTTTTTGCAGTCGACCTGTCGAGGTGACTGGACAGTGAATAACTCGAAAGTCGACCGATTCTCCCGGATGAATATCCGTTGGACAATCGGCAGCCCGCTAGGTCTTTATCCGACCTTTGCAGCGTTCGCGTTATGGCATCACAATGTCGTACAAGCGGCGTTCGCAGAGTGCGGGTATCCACGTGAAGATCCCGAGAGGGAGGACACGTGGTATCCCTACGTAATCCTTGGTGATGACTTAGTCATCATGGACTACGCGGTGGCTGCGGTGGTTCGCGCTTGGTTCCTTAGCTGGGGCATGAAGGTGTCAGACCAAAAAAGTCTGGCATCCGATACCGTGGCTGAGTTTGCTGGGCGCGTCATCACTTCATCTGAAGTGACCAGA